CGCGGACACTCTGACCGAGCAGGGCTATGAGATCAGCCGGAGCGCGGTGGGCCGGTATGCCATGCGGCACAACAGTGCTGCGCGGCGGCTGAAGGAAGCGCGGGAACAGACGACCGCCCTGCTGCAGCAAATCCGTGAGAACCAGGACGTAGAGAGCACGGAACTGGCGTCGGCCATCCTGATCGACGGGCTGACGCGGCGGATCGCCACGGCGGAGGAGGACTTTGACGCCCTGCCGCTGGACAAGGCGGGACGGCTGCTGGTACAGCTGCAGCGGAGCACGATCTACAAGGAGCGGTGGCGGAAGGAACGTCTGGCCGCCATCGAGTCGGTAGAGCGGAATGTGAAGGCGCGGATGCGCCAGATGGTGCAGGACGACCCGGACCTGCTGGAGCGGCTGCAGCAGCTGGTGAGCGAGGCAGCCGCGGAGGAGGCGGGACGGGATGAAGGCTGAGCCGAAGTGGTACGTAGCCCAGGTGCTGACGGGCAGCGAAGCGGAAACGGCCCGCCGCCTGACGGAAGCGGGCATGGAGGCCATCGCGCCGGTTCAGGTGCTGCATGAACGGCGGCACGGTGTGTGGCGGCTGATGCGCCGCACGGTGTTTCCCGGCTACGTGTTCGTGCGTGTGGCGCTGATCCCCCGCACCTACTATCATATCCAGCGCCAGCCCCAGGTGGTGCGGCTGCTGGGCGGGGCCGCCCCGGAGGCGGTGCCGGAAGAGGAAATGGCAGCCGTGCTGCTGTTCGCGCGGTCGGGCCGGGACTTCGGCGTCTCCTTCGGGGAGCGGAGCAACGGCGAGACCGTGATCACCTCGGGGCCGCTGACGGCCCTGCAGGAGCGGATCGTAAAGGTGAACCCAAGGGGGCGCAGGGCAACGGTGGAGCTGACCGTCCTGGGCGAGGCCCGCCGGATCGAGGTGGGGCTCGTTGTGGGGCGGGGCGCTCCCTGCGCCGGTACAGCCCCAGCGGAATAGGATCCCGGCAGCGCCGGCGCGCGGTTGATTCGTCCCCGCGCCGGCCGCCGGGGGACATAGCCCCGGCACGCAGCACCGCCCGGAAGGTCGGTGGTGGCGAAGCATACTCAATGACAGTACCCGGGCCAGCCCATTCGTGGGGACCACTCCACGGGCCCGGCACCTCCTTTCGTTGCCATGCCCCGGTGCGTGATCGTACCGGGGCATGGTGATGCAAGGAAGAAAGGCGGGAGAGCGCCCAGGCGGGCCCCGAGGGGCCGGACGTGTCCTTTCCCGCCCCCAGAGCGTTTAACGCGTCACAACGCGTTTAGAGCGGCCCACAGGCCCAAGAGAGGAGGCGCGGCCATGCGGGATCTAACGGAGCTGAAGGAACTGCTCAATCCGGAGGGCATCGTGGACGGCCGCATCCTGGCCGCCCAGACGACCTTCTACGAATACTGCAAACTGATGAACCCGAAGTTCTACCGGGATGACCGGCCCTACCAGCGGGACCTGTGCGACACCCTGCAGGGCATCTTCGAGGGGCGGCTGATCAATCCCAAGACTGGCGAGGCATACCGGAACCTGATGATCAACCTGCCGCCCCGGCACGGGAAGTCCTATACCCTGACACTGTTCGTGCAGTGGTGCATGGGGAGGCGGAACGAGACGCGGGTAATCTCTGTGTCGTACAACGATATCCTGGCCGGGCGGTTCGCCCGGAATGTGCGGGACGGGATCGACGCGGACAAACTGGACAGCAAGGTACCCATCTTTCACGATGTGTTTCCCAGCACACGGGTCAAGCAGGGGGACGCGGCAGCGCAGTTGTGGAGCCTGGAGGGGCAATTCTTCAACTACCTGGCCACAGGCTTCGGCGGCACCATCACCGGCATCGGCTGCTCCATGGGCATTATTGACGACCCCATTAAGAACGACCAGGAGGCCTTCAACGACCGGGTGCTGGATGAGCAGTGGAGCTGGTACACGGACACCTTCCTCTCCCGTATCGAGGAGGGCGGGATGCAGATCCTTGTCATGACCCGGTGGAGCACGAAGGACCTGTGCGGCCGTCTGCTGGAGAGCGAGGACGGAGACGACTGGTTTGTGTTCTGCCGGCAGGCCTGCCTGGACGAGAGCCGGGGGACCATGCTCTGCCCTGCCCTTCTGTCCTTCAAGAGCTACATGAAGAAGCGACGGCTGACCAGCGCGGAGATTGCGGACGCCAACTACCAGCAGGAGCCGGTGGACATCAAGGGGAAGCTGTACACCAGCTTCCGCACCTATACGGACATACCCCGGGACGAGGAGGGCAAGCCGGCATTTGGCGAGATCATCAGCTACACGGACACGGCGGACACAGGCGCCGACGACCTGGTGTCCATTGTGGCCGGCGTATACGAGGGCGAGGGGTACATCCTGGATGTGCTGATGACGGACGCCCCCATGGAGCAGACCGAGCCGAAGACGGCGGAGCAGCTGGCGTCCAACCATGTGGCGACAGCCCGGATCGAGAGCAACAACGGCGGCCGGGGCTTTGCCCGGAACGTGGAGCGGCTGCTGTGGGAGATCTACCAGACCCGGAGCGTGAACGTGGAGTGGTTCCACCAGGGGGCCAACAAGCACGCCCGGATCATGACAGGGGCCACCTTCGTGATGCAGCACCTGCTGTTTCCAGAGGGCTGGACCCGGCGGTGGCCGAAGTATTACGCGGCTATGATCAGTTATCAGAAGACGGGTAAAAACAAGCATGACGACGCCCCGGACGCCACGACGGGGATTGCCGAGACGATCCAGGAGCGCGAAGGGAGGGGTACGCTTGACATCTGGTGGGTATAGGGCGGAACGGTCTGCCCGAGAGAGGAGGGACAGCCCATGGGCTGGAGGATAGCGGCGATCAAGGCGGCGGTGAGCGGCAAGCCGGAGGGGATGGCGCGGTTCTTTGCCTCCCGGTGGACCAGCCCGCCGGACCGGAACACCCAGGAATTTTTGGAGACCTATGCCCACAGCCCTCGGTTGTCCCCGGTGACGAAGATCGCCACGGACCTGTCTAACGTGCCCGGGAAGCTGTTCCGGGTGACCCCGGACGGGAAGCGGGATGAGATCACAGACCACCCGTTCCTGGATTTCATGGCCCGGCCCAATCCGCTTCCGCAGCTTACGCGCAGCGCCCTGTGGAAGCTGCACGAGACGTACCTGATGATTAAGGGCGAGGGTCAGGCGGTCATTGAACGGGACACGGCCGGGTACCCGGCGGAGCTGTGGCCCATCCCGCCCCACTGGGTGACGGACATCCCCCGTCTGGATTATCCGTTCTACACCATCCGCAGCCGGGACGGCCTTCAGAGGCTGGTGCCGGTAGCGGATATGTTCATCGTGCGGCAGCTGAACCCCCTGGACCCCTACGGACGCGGACTGGGTGACGCGGAGCCGGTGGCGGATGAGATCGAGACGGACGAATATATGGCAAAGTGGGCGAAGAAGTTCTTCTTCAACGACGCCACGCCTCCGGTGCTGATGTCCGCGCCGGGCATCACAAAGGACGAATACGACCGCTTCACCGCGGCGTGGAACGACCGGCACCGGGGCGTGGGAAACAGCCACAAAATGGGAATCATCCCCCGTGACGTGACGGTGAACAAGCTGGTGGACAGCCAGCGGGAGATGGACTACACGGAGAGCCGGAAGGACCTGCGGGACGCGGTGAACGCCCACTTCGGGGTGCCGCCGGAGATCCTGGGCATCGTGGAGAACAGCAACCGTGCCACGGCCACCCAGGCGAAGATCATCTACGCGGAGAACGTGCTGACGCCCCGGCTGCTGGCGCGGCAGGACGCCATCAACGCCCAGCTGCTCCCTTTCTGGGGCGAGGATCTTCTGTGGGAGTATGACGACATCGTGCCGGAGGATACCGAGTTCCGGCTTCAGATGTCCAACGCGGGCCTGAGCGGCAGCGCGATGCTGGTGGACGAGTGGCGGGAGCAGAACGGGTTCGACCCGCTGCCGAATGGTGCGGGCCAGGTGCTGTTCGTGCCGTATGCCTCCCTGCCGACGAGGCCGGAGGAATTGACAGAAAGCGCGCGCATAAATGCCGGTGAAACGGAAACGCCCGCCTCTGCGGCATCGGAGGCAGTGCCGCCCGGCACAGCGCCGAAAACGCCGGCTGGACCGCAGGCCGAGGAGACGGAGCAACTGGCGGTGGCAAAGGACATCGCGCTGAACGGTGCGCAGGTGACCAGCCTGGTGCAGATCGCCCGCAGCGTCTCGCTGGGTGAGCTGGACCGGGAATCCGCCATTGAGATCATTACGGCTGCGTTCCCCTTTGACCGCACCAAGGCGGAGCAGATCATCGGGGACGGCGCCGTACCGGAGCAGGCGCCTCTGCCCGGCGCGAAGGGAAGCAGCCGGCGCAGGATGCAGCTGGCACGCCGGGAACGGGCGCAGCTGCTGGCTGCGCAGGAACGTGCGGCCCGGCGGAGCATGGAGCGGTTCTTTGCCGCCCAGACGGCGGAGGTCGTGGCGGCCATGAGGCGTGGGCACAAGGACAGCCGGGAGGACTTCTGGCAGCGCATACAGTCCGGCCTGGGCCTGACCTTTGACATCGAGGCGGTCCGGCGTCTTGCAAAGGAGGCGCTGGAGCAGCTGATCGACTGGAATGCCCAGGACGAGGCACTGGCGGCTGTGCTGAATCCCGTGTGGGAGGAAGCCTTCCAGGCGGGGGCCAGGTCCATGGAGGAGGCCTTTGGGATCAAGGCGTTGCAGGCCCCGCAGCTGACGGATTACCTGCGGCAGTACGGCCTGGAACGGGTGAAGGGGATCAACGCCACCACCCGGGACAAGTTGGCCTGTTCCCTGGCAGACGGCCTGGAGGCGGGCGAGAGCACGGCCCAGCTGGTCAAGCGGGTGCAGGAGTATATGCCCAAGGTCCAGAGGGAGCGTGCGGCGTCCATCGCGCTGAGCGAGGCCCACACAAGCCTGCAGGCCGGGAGCTTTGAGCAGATGAAATACGGCGGTGTACGGACGAAGACCTGGGTGGATGCCGGGGACTCGGATGTGCGGGACAGCCATCGGAACATCTACCCCAAGACCATCCCCATCCATGAGCGGTTTTCCAACGGGCTGCTGTATCCGGGAGAGCCTGGGGCAGACCCGTCCGAGGTCTGTAATTGCCGGTGCGACCTGCTGCCGGGTGATTTTGAGGAGGCGACAGGATGAAATACCTGCAATTCAAGATGGAAGGCGTGGACGACCAGGGCATCTTCACCGGCCACGCCTCCGTGTTCAACGTGGTGGATCTGGACGGCGACGTGGTGGAGCCCGGCGCATTTGCCGAGACACTGGCCACCGGCGCCGCATCCGCCGGGGTGCTCATTTTCGGGCAGCATGAGGACAGGAAGGAGCCCCTGGGCCGGACCCTGGAGCTGCGGGAGGACAGCATCGGCCTGTATGTGAAGGGCCAGATCAGCGACACCACCGCAGGCCGGGACTACCGGCAGCTCATCCGTGACGGTGTGCTGGACCAGATGTCCATCGGCTATATCGCCCTGGAGTATTACATTGACGAGCAGCAGGTCCGGCATCTGACAAAGCTGGATCTGCTGGAGATCAGCATCGTGAACTATCCCGCCAACACTGAGGCGCGGATCGAAAGCTATAAAGGAGGCAAAAAACCTATGGAACCGAAAGACACCAAGAGCAAGGAGACCAAGGAGCAGACCACCGAGACCGGCCTGACCCAGGAGCAGCTGCAGGCCCTGCTGGAGCAGGCGGCCGAGGCCGGCGCCGTAAAGGCCCTGAAGGCCATGACGCCGGAGGAGGACGAGATCAAGGAGGAGACGCCTCCCGCGGACGAGACGAAGGAGGACTGCAGGGAGGACGAGACCAAGGCCGCCGGCGAGAAGGATGCCAAGGAGGTCAAGAGCGCCGCCCGGCTGGCCGCTGTACAGCGCAAGTATGCGGAGATCTACCTGAATGCGGGGGCCGCGCCCAAGGAGGAGAAGTCCACCCTGCCCGCTGGCATCGGCTGGGTCCGGTATCAGAAGTGCATGATGCGGGCCAATAAGGACTATGACCACGCCGCCCACATCGCCCGGAAGGAGTATGGAGACGCCTTCCTGGAGAAGCAGATCAAAGCGATGAGCGTCACCAGCCCAACGGACGGCGGCTATCTGGTGCCGGAGGTGTACGCCAGCGAGATCATCCCCCTGCTGCGGGATAAGGCCATCGTGCTGAAGCTGGGCGCCTCCACCCTGCCCATGGACCGGGGCAACCTGAACCTGCCCAAGATGACCAGCGGCGTCAGCGCGTCCTATGTGGGCGAGCTGCGCAAGGCCAAGGCGTCCAAGGCGAAGTTCGGCAATGTGCGGCTGTCCAGCAAGAAGCTGATGTGCAAGGTGATCATCAGCAACGACCTGATCCGGTCCAACGCCTACGGCGCGGATCAGACGATCCTGAACGACGCCACCACCGCCATGGCCCTGGCCATGGACCGTGCGGCCTTTCTGGGGAAGGGCACGGAGTTTGAGCCCATGGGCCTGTTCAACATGGACATCCCCACGGTGGAACTGAACGCGGCCCCGAATGAAGGGACCACGGGCAAGCTGCTGGCAAAGCTCCTGCAGAACAACGCAGACACCAGCAAACTGGGCTGGGCCATCAATGGCTTTGCCTGGGAGGCCTTCTACAATGTGGTACAGGCGGCGTCCGGCCTGTATCTCTACCGGGATCAGATGGACGCCGGCAAGCTGAACGGGCATGAATTTGCGGTGAGCAACCAGATCCCGGTGAGCGCCGCCTCCGGCCGGCCCACGGACATCGTGCTGGGCAATTGGAGCGAGTTTATGATCGGGCGCCAGGGCAGCATGGAGAGCGAGATGTTCCGCGAGGGCACCATCACGGATGAGAACGGCGAGACGGTCAGCGCGGTGGATCAGGACTGCACCATCCTGCGGATCATCGACCTGCATGACTTCGGCGTGCGGCATGAGGAGTCCTTCGTCATTGGCAAGGGCCTGAAGACCGGCGCGTAAGGGCCGGATATGAGAAAGCGAGGCAAGCGAAGCTATGAAACGAAACCTGTATGGAAGCATCAAGGCCATGCCCTATACCAGCGGCAAAGCCGTAGACCGCAAGGGGTATCTGTCGGCTGTCCTCGCCGCAAGTGCAAGCGCGGCCGGACCGCTGGCTGTGGCCGTCACCGAGTGCGACACAGCGGGCGGCTCCTTTACGGCAGTGGCGGATGAACGTGTGGCCATGGGCCGGGATCTCAGCAGCATCGCCGTCGGTCAAAACGAGCTGGTGGCGGTGGATCTGGACCTGGTGGGCTGCAAGCAGTACATCAAGGTGACCGTAACGCCGGGCGGCAGTGCCGCAGCCACCTACGCCCTGGTGCTGGGTGATCCCGCCCGGATGCCTGTGGAGGAATAAGGCATGGGCACGGCCACGCTGCGGACCAATGCCCTGACCACGCTGCCGGCACTGAAGGCGGTGCTGGGCCTGTCAGATGAGGACACCGGCTCTGACGGCATGCTGATCCAGCTGATCAACCAGGCGTCCGCCTCCGTTGAGCGGGCCCTGGGGCGGAAGCTGCGCCGGAGCAGTTACGTGGAGCGGCTGAAGGGCACGGGCAGCCAGTACCTCCTGGTGGAACACTACCCCATCGTGAGCGTGGCATATATCAAGCAGGCCGGGGAGGAAATCGACCCCGGCCTGTATGATATCGCCACGCAGGGGAACGCGGGGGTGATCTGCAAGGATGACGGCTGGACCTACTACGGCTATCCCCAGGGGCTCACCGGCGACCCTGTGGCCGGGAGCCGGAATATTGAGGTGAAATACACCGCGGGCTATATCCTGCCATGGGAGGCCACGGAGGAGGAGCCGGCGGACCTGCCGGCGGATCTTGAGGGGCTGGTCCAGGAGATGGTCCAGTACGCCTTCGGGAAGCTGGAAACCGGCGGCTCTGCGGGCCTGAAGGCCTTCTCCATCTCGGACGTGCGCTGGGAGTGGTCCGAGGACACCCCATCCTCCTGGCAGGAGATCATCAACCAGTATAAGCGGGTGTGGGTATGAGGCACGTTACAGTGGAGCGGGACGACTGGACGCCCTGGTATGAGCGGACAAAGGCAGAGCTGGCTCGGCTGGCCCAGGCGGAGATCCATGTGGGTATCCTGGGCAGCGCGGGCGGCGAGCTGCTGAAGATCGCCGCCGTCCACGAGTTTGGCGCCACCATCCACCCCAGAAACGCGAAGAACCTGGCCATCCCCCTCTCCCCCAGAGCGAGGGCGCGCAGCCCCCGGGACTTTGACGACCTGTGGACCTATGATAACGGCGAGGACCGCTTCCTGGTCCGGGACAAGGGGGAGACCGGTCTGGAGTTTCTGTACCTGCTGCTGCCCTCCGTGACCATCCCGGAGCGGTCCTTCATCCGGGCCGGATACGACGGGAACAAGGACCTTCTGGCAACGGCCTGCGAGAACGCGGTCCGCCGGGTGGTGCTGGGGGAACTGACGGCAGAGCAGGCGTGCCACAACATCGGCACGGCGGCCGTAGCCATGATCAAGAAGTACATGCGCACGGTGCAGCCGGCCAAGGGCAGTATTACCCTGGCCAGCGCGCCGGGGAAGACCACGCCCCTGGTACAGACCGGGCGGCTGCGGGACAGTATCACATATGAGGTGACTGGACTATGAGGACCTTTGGAAAACCCATGCTGCCCCGGGGCATCCTGCACGAGCTGGTCGAACTGCGGACGGGACCCGGGCGCTACGATCCGGACAATGGCGGCCAGTGGGTGCGCAGCGAGCCGGAGCGGATCCCCTTTCAGGGCGTTGTACTGGTCGTATCCGAAGACGACTGGCAGAAGGCGCCCCAAGGGACCTTCACCCGGAACAGCCGTAAGATCTATACCAACGGCCACGCCCTGGGCGTCGGCAGCCGGGTGTACGACCCGGAGAGCGGCGCCACCTACACGGTGACCGGCGACCTGGACCACGGCGCCATCCATCCCCTGCGCCGGTTTGTGGCGGAGCGTAAGGGGGAGGCGGCGCCAAAATGACACAGAAGGAGCTGCGCAATCTGCTGACCCGGGAGCTGTACGCCTATCTGGGCGGGCCCAAGGTGGTTCTGTCCGATCAGGTCATGCCGGAGGCAGAGTACCCCTACCTCTACTATCAGAGTATCCAGCAGCACATCCCCGGCCCGGCCAACCTCTTCAACGAGGGCGAGCCCGGCGCCGACGCATTTACTCAGCGGCGCAGCGAGGAGGCCCAGGCGTCCTTCAGTTTTACCGCCTGCAGCATGGACCGGGACGGGATCTGCGGCGACGACGAAGCACTGGAGCTGGCGGATCGGGCCCAGGGCTTCTTCCTGTTCGCCGGGCAGCGCAGTCTGGCCGCCCAGGGCGTGGTAGTGATCCGGGTAGAGAACACCCAGAGCCGAAGCGCCTTCGGTGTGGATGAAACAGACCGGCGCTATGGCTTCGATGTGCTGCTGCGCTACGAACGTATCGATACCCGGGCGGCTCCGGCCATCCGGCCGGTACCCGTTACCTACCATAAGGAGGAATGAGACTTGCAAGACATCGTTGTTTATATCAGCCTGGACACCGCCGCCCAGGAAAAACCCACACTGCTGCCCCTGATCCTCTCCTTCGAAGGCGAGTCCGCCTATAAGGAGTACAGCAGCGCAGAAGCCGTCGCGGTGGATTTCCCTGCGTCCGGTTCCCTGACGGCGCTGGCGGCCAGGGCCCTGTTCGATCAGGTCAAGCTGGAGAGCTGTCCCGGCCGGATCAAAAAGGTGGCCGTGTATGGCGTGGCCTCGGACGCCCAGCCCTCCGTAGTCACCGCCGCCCTGGATACCCTGCGGGAGACCCAGGACGAGTGGTACTTCCTGCTGCCCACTGCTGCGAATACCGCTATGGTCTCCGCGTTGTCCGCCTGGTGCAGCGGCACCGTGCTCTCCCTGGCCCAGCTGGAGGCCGGGCAGGTGGAGGCGGAGAAACTGCTGATCGTCCAAACGGCGGACAAGGCGGCTGTCACAACCGCCCTGAAGGTAGATGCGGTATTAT